GGTGCCACCGGAGCAACAGGCGCTGGTTGATTTATTTCAGCTTCTTTAACAACTCGAAGAAATCGAGCCATGCTATCAGAACCTACCACAGGTTTAGTAGCAACGCCATCCATCGCCTGTAGTATTTTCTTCATGTCCATACTATTATCCGTTTAAGCGAGTTAGAAACTCTTTCATGCGGGTTAGTTCGGCTGATTCTCGGATTGGATCTTTCTCGCCTGCTTTAGCTGGCATCATTGCGCCTAACTTTTTAGCTTCTTCGGCGTCCTTAGCACCCGATGGATTTGGTACAGGTACTAAATTCTCATCAGTTTTTTCTTCTTTCTTAGCAAAAGGATTTACACCTTTCTTTGGACCTGCTTTCTTGTCAGCAACCGCTTTCTTAGCAAAAGGATTTACACCTTTCTTTGGACCTGCTTTCTTGTCAGCAACCGCTTTCTTCATCGGCTCTTTTTTGTTGCCGTTTTTGTTTATGTCTAAAAAGTCTGGCTTGGCCGCTTCTTTAATTTTTTTCTTAGCACGTAATGTTGCTAAGTCTTTGCCGTCGATGTCGTCGTCATTGTCAGTATCTAATTTCTTCTGACCACCTTTAAGTGCTTCCGAAACTTTCTTGCCGTCTTTAACACGAGTTACTGAATCTTTGCCAAAACGCTTTTCCCAGTTCTTACCTTCTTTCTCTTCTGCTTTGTCAGCGGCTTTATCACCAGCTTTGTCAGAGGCACTTTGTGCTTTGGCTTTACTAGCAACTTCGCCGTGTGGCTCGTCAGTAAAACGATCTGGATTATGTGAGTGACGTACTTTACCTTTTTCACGAGTAATAGTTCCGCCTGTTGAACTTGTTTCTTCACTAATTGGATCTTTTTCAGATCCAGCTGGCTTAGGCATCTTAGCACCTAGCTCTTTAGCTTTCTCAGCACTATCGGCACCGCTTGGGTTTGGAACTGGAACTAAGTTTTCGTCAACTTCTTTTTCCTTTTTACCCTTAGCTTTAGTGGCCTGCTTCTTCTTAAGCTCTTTCATCTTTTCCTTAGCTTCCATTAACTTGCCTTTAAGGGCACGTCTTTGACCTTCGCTAAGTGTATCGCTATTATCTAAATGATGTCCATACTCGCTGAACTTCATTTCGTATTCCATATAGTGATAAACGCTGGCAATGTAGTCAGCGGCTTTGGTAATCTTTGCTTGAACCCAACCTTCTAGCTGGTCTTCGTCTTGCATTTGTTTGAATAGTTTTAATGAATAGTTGGCTAACTTGTATAAGTCAGCTTTTGCCATTGCGCCTTCGCGGTCTGGGCCGTGATCTGGCATTGAATTCATATCGTTTGGTGGCATTTGATCTTGCATGAGTAAACTCCGTTATCTTTATATATTTAGCGTCTCTTGATACTTCCACCAGTCAAAAGATTGGAGTTCATATCTTGGGCATTTTTCACTGTCCCGTCTTTGTTTTTAACTGCTTTAACTGGCTTGTTCTTATAAGCAGGCCCGATAGCAACAGAACCTGCGTTAGTAGCACCAGCTGTAGCAGTTTCTTCTAGTGATCTATGTACAGTAGCGTTCTTTCCATTTGATGCTAACTTACGAGCAACATTGCTGGCATGACTATGAGATCCAAAAGTTTTCCACTTGCGCCCGTCGATGTGTACATCATGTGGAGTATCTCTGCTGGGTTCTTCACGATCCCACCCTTCGTCGTTGGCGCCGCCATCCATACGATATGCTAGCGAATCTTTGCGACCCATTCCGCTCACGCTCGAATCGTAGTCGCGTGTGTAAGAATCTCTACGATCTCTCATTTCTAATAGTTCTGACATTTTCATATTATTTTCCTACAGGCTTTTCGCCAGTCATATAAGGCAAACTAAACCATAGCTGGAACCACTCAGGCGTTCCTGGTTTAATATTATGTTCACGCATTAACTTGGCTTTTTCAGTTCCAGTAACGCTGATATTTATTCCGCCTAAATCGTAAGGTTGCAGGCCTTTAAATTCATTAACTCCTGCTAACTTCTTAAGACGTGCTATTTCATCCATTATTTTAAACTCGCTCTTAACATCCAGCTGTGCTTCTTGTGTGCGTCCTGACGGTCTGCTAAGAAGTTGCTTAGTCCGTGATCTCCAGATTGCTCAGCCATATCAAATGTAATACGGAATATTTCAACCATTCTATCGCTGTCAACTAATAATTCTTGAAGCATTTGTTGAAATTCGATTACTTCGTTTTCGTCATTAACTGCTGATAGCATACTAAACTTTTGTAAGCTGGCAGGAGTGTAAATTTGTAGAGCACGTAGTTGTTCGGCAAATGTATCAATACTTCCGTAAGTCTCTTCGTAAATAGATCCGAATAGTGCGTGAAGTTGTCCAAACAACGGACCTTCTACGTTCCAATGAAAGTTTTGTGCCTTAATAGTAAATGCGTACTCGCTGGCAAATGCTGTTTTAAGTGCTAGATGATATTTCTCGTTCATATTAGATTCCATACTTATTTTTCTTAATCTTGGCTATTGGGCTAGTTTTATTAATGCCAGGAATTTCTTCACTGCGCTTACCGCTCCAGTTTTCAATAGTGCCTGCTCCGACTTGTAGTGCGGCCGCTTTAACCATTTCATATTCTTCTTCTGTATATGAACTAATCAAAGGATCCCCGCCAATCCAGTTATCAGCTTCTATCTTAGTAGGAAATGTAGGTGCTCCTGCTAGAGCAATACCCATTCTGTAGTTCTTATACATACTGCCAGTTGCCATGTTTATACCAGGCAAGGTAGTGGTATTCTTCATAGCGGCCTTCTTTTCTTTATCCATAGGCTTAGTACCGCCTTTGCCCACTGCTCCAGCTGAGCCTTCGGATATCTTTTGTTGAAGATTTAAGTAATGCGCCACAACTTCAAACACTGGATATGATTGACCTTCAATATCGATAGTTGTCGATGGACTGATACCCATGTCTTTATAAAATGCTTTTTTATTACCAGATAATGCATTAGCACGTAGATCAGTAGCACTGGCCAAACGCTTCATTGGCTTATTATCAATCTGATTAAATTTATAAAAACCGTGTTTGCCCTGGACACCGTTATTTTTAGCTAGGCCTGTATACAACCACTGTTCGTCTGTATAAATGTTTAAGTGTACATTTTCGCCGTGTTCTTCGTAAATGTGACTACACATAACAAACAAATCTTGTTCAGGTATAACGTGTCCTGCGACTTCTGGCCAGACAGCCGCCATTACTTGTAGTTTAACATCATATGGTAGTGGATTTTTAATATCTGTACCACCGGTATTTTCATTAGTGCCCACATACCAAATAGGGTTAGCAGAAGCGTGTTGCCAAACATTCTTGTGACCTTTGTGCGGAGGATTCCAGCGGCCAAAACAAATACCGATGGTCTTTAAACTACCGTCATGTTCTTCTCCACCCTCAGGAACTGTTTCGTAAATGTTTTCAAATAGTTCTCTTAATCTCATGCTGTTAATGCTCCTGGAGCCCACGTTGTTGGAACAATTTTAATAGGTCCATATTTGTGATGTTTTTGCGGATAACGTACATGACCTTCGCCGTCAGTATCCCATATTTCTTTACGCGGTTGTTGTTTAGTTGCTGCATCCACTTGATCCTTCATATTACGGATACCTTTAATTAAAAATAGGATAGCATCTAATCCACCGGGATGTTCTTGCGTCATAGCAATAATATGGTCTTGTTTTTTCTGGCTAACACCTTTCTGCGTCATCCAGTTGGTAAACGTAGCACCTGTAATGCTGGCAAAGTCTTGTTTGCCGCTAGCGTGTAAATTACTCATTTGATTAAAGAATGGATAAAAAATTCCGTTCTTATCTGGATCGGGTAAACTACCCATAAAGCCGTCGATTACTGCTTGGTGTTCTTCTGCGTATGTTATCATTTCATCCACAGCACCTGTATCAAATTCTCCAGGTGCTTCGTCTGTATAGATAGGCCCTTGTACAATTAATCCAGCGGTACCATTAAATTCTTCAAAACTATCCTTAGGCTCTTGTTCTCTATCGCTAGCTCCAAAACTAGGAAACGTAGCATGTCCGACAATCATAACTTGTGCCTGCGCAATGCGTTGCCCTAAGTCGCTGCCAGCATCGACGTGGTATGCTGTCTTTGATTTAGGATTAGGAGCAAATGTCCATGTGCCCTCTGGATGATCTTCTGCTGTTGTGCTAAGGTCTTTACCTGCTGGCATAAATCTCTTAGGTAATGCTGGATCAACTCCATACAAACTGTCTGCGTAAACAAACCCTACGAAGTCTGCTGGAGTAGCGGCATCGAATAGCGGATATAAGTTACTAAAATTTGTAGCGAATTCTTGACGCTTTCTAGCATCTTCAGGAGTCTTGGGATTGCCACTTTGATTGGCAATAAAATCGTATACACTGTCCGGACTAGCAGACTTAACACCCCTACTCCATTGATTATGTCCTGCTAAGATCAATGGGCCGTTGACTTCTTCTCTACCCCAATATACCTGAGGATTGCCATCCCACTTTCTACGTAGTGTAGTTTTGCCAGCTTGCTCAGTTGCAATCTCTTTGAAATGATTAAGTGCTTCTAATGTACCACTTACACCTTTAAAGAACACTAGGTGTTCAGGATGATTAAATGGTCGTCCGTATTTTTCCATACTGTCGTCGGCAGCTTTAGTAGATTCACGGAAGAATAGTTCTCTTAGTAACACAATTAATCCTTGTACTTGCCTTCGCTATGATCTTTCTTAAGATCATCATGTAAATGCTTACATACTTGTAAACATTGTCTATCAGTAATATCTTCTGGCAATTCACGCAGGGGATATTTTGTAATGTATTCTTTGTAGCACTCTTTAACTGCGTTAGCAAATACACTAGGGTTAGTTGTTTGTTTATTTTTAATACGATCCTTACACTTAACAACAGCTGGATAAACATGGCGGCGATATAAATCGTCGTCGTGATTCATGTAGAATGCTAAATCTTCTACTAAGTCAAAGTTAAGTTCGGTCTTTTCACCGTTTTTCTTAACAAACTTTTTCTCTTTATCAAAGTCTTTGTTTTCTAATAAGTCTGTAATACGCATTTTTGAGCCCAAATTATAAGGTCGCAGTTGTGCTAGCCGATAATGTATTTATCGCGAACGCCGTTCTACTATTACTGTTTGATTTCAGCTTCAGGCCTAATTATACGTTCTATTTTAGTAATAGAACCGCCTAAATGCATCTTAGCCATGAGCAACATGTTGTCGCCGTTGATATAGAAGTATGTACCACCCCAGCTAGTGGGTTTTTGTAAGTCTCTACGACAGCTTTTAGTCATTTTAATCTTACTAGTGTTATCTGCCCAATTAACAAATGCTAGTTGCGGTTGACTACTTTTACCCATAGTAACACGATAATCGAATGGAATTTTAGGCATGATGATAGTTCCAACTTCTAAGTCTTCATCCGGACTGCTGTAATATTTTACACGCTCTGAATCAAAGCGTATAATCGCATCTACATCTTTTTTATTGTTACAGTATAGGCTAATCCACGGACTCTCTACTCGTAGGCTATAATCTTCCATGGTAGATAGCTTTTTATGCAGCTGGTAAGCAAACCCGAAGTCGTCTTCGGTTACTTTATTAGACGGAGTTCGATAGTATGCGCTAAGGTCTTTTGGATCTAGTTGAAACGATACGTGTTTCTTTTTCAAATAGCTTAAAATTGTATCAAGGTCTCTGCTTCTAAAACAAGCAGCCAAAGAAGATACCAGCACAATCTTGTGCTGGTATTTCCCCATGAATAAACTTTTAGTTGTCTTCTGTAACATCTTCAGTCTTGTTTTCGATAGATAGCAGTGGAACTTTAACTGTCTTACCCCTAGCATTTAATACTAGTTTATCTTTATCAGTAGTAATAGTTAACCATCCACCAGCCTTTAAATCGCCAAACAACATCATCTTAGCAAGGTCGCGTTTGATTTCCTTGTCAATTACACGTTGTAACGGACGAGCACCCATCTTAGGATCAAATCCCTTTTCAATTAACCATTCAATAGCATCTTTGTTAGCTTTGATACGAATGCCTTTCTCCTTAACTTGTTCACGGAGTTCATCCATAAACTTGTTAACAATTTTAATCATTGTATCTTTACCTAGCTTGTTAAACGTAATAACACCGTCTAACCGATTGCGGAACTCCGGTGTGAGGAACTTCTTCAAATCGGTGTCGCTGTAGTCTTTATCCTGTGCTCCAAAACCAATTGCGTTCTTTTCAGCACTTTGAGCGCCAGCATTAGTAGTAAGAATAAGAACTAGTTGACGGCAGTCTGCTTTCTTGCCATTGGAACCAGTAATGAAACCGTTATCCATAAGTTGTAGCAACACAGTCATAACATCTGGATGAGCTTTCTCAACTTCGTCTAACAATAAGACAGCATTAGGTGCTTCCTGGATACCAGTAATTAATTGACCAGCATTCTCTTCAAAGCCAACATAACCTGGAGGGCTACCAATTAGCTTACTGATACTGTGCTTTTCTTGATACTCACTCATATCAAAGCGTAGTAGTTTAGTACCCAAGTGCTTGGCCAGTGCCTTAGCGGTTTCAGTTTTACCTGTACCAGTCGGCCCCATGAATACAAAGCTACCAATCGGTTTGTTCTCAGACTTCAACCCAGCTTGTGCTACTAGAATTTTATCAACAATCTCTGTGATAGCCATTTCTTGTCCATAAACTTCTGAATGAAGTTTTTCGTCCAGCGTTGCCAAATTAGCACTTTCTGTTTCAGCTACTTGTTCAGCCGGAATATTAATCATCTTAGCAAGTTCAAATTGAATTTCTTGCTCAGTTATAATACGATCATCCGCCAGCTTTAAATTAAAACGTGAACAGGCAACATCGATTAAGTCGATTGCTTTATCTGGCAATTTCTTATCAGCTTGATATTTGACTGATAGTTTAATAGCGGCCTGTAAGGCATCATCTTTAATTTTAACGTTGTGAAATCCTTCGTAGTATTTCTTAATACCTTTAAGGATTTGAAGAGTCATCTCTTGAGTTGGCTCGTCAACTGTGATGCGTTGGAAACGACGCATCAACGCACGATCCTTTTCAAAGTGTTTACGGTATTCTTCCCATGTGGTACTAGCAATAACTTTAACATTGCCTTTACTCAGTGCTGGCTTCATCATGTTAGCAAGATCGTTAGCACTATTGCCTGCCGAACCTGCGCCAGAGATCATGTGTGCTTCATCGATAAACAAGACAGTCTTACCTTTCTTAGTAAGAGCTTTAAGCACCATTTTGAAACGTTCTTCAAAGTCACCGCGATACTTACTGCCCGCAAGCATAGCACTAATGTCGAGATTGTAAACTGTGTATTCTTTTAAAAATTCTGGTACTGCGCCTTTAACAATATTAAAAGCAAGTCCTTCTGCGATAGCAGTTTTACCTACACCTGGATCTCCTACAAGGATAACGTTATTTTTACTACGACGACCTAGTGCCAAACTAATATTTTCTAGTTCGTCGATGCGTCCAATTACAGGATCAATTTTGTTCTTTTTAACAGCTTCGTTGAGGTTGGTTGTAAATGATGCCAAGGCCTTTGCGCTACTAGAATCGTGAACTTCTTCTTCAACTTCTTCTATACTGCTATCCAAGTAGCCAGCAAATTTATCTTTATCAATATTTGCCTGTTGAATATAAAAATTAGCCCACGAGCGTTTTTCGCTCATCATAGCAAGGAATACATCTGTAGGTTCTATGCGTTGCCTGCCGTTAAACAACACTTGAGTAAATGCTTTGTTGAGAACACGCTCTACACTTTGTGTCTTTTTTGGCTTAACTACTACATCTTGAACAGTAATTTCAGAGCATTTTTCTGCCAGATACTCCGTGAGATTCTTACGTAGACTGTCTACATCGGCACCATAACCTTGTACTGTCTTGCTAAATGTATCTTCAGTTAGCATTGCAAACAATAAATGTTCAATAGTAAGATATTCGTGGTGTAATTTTTTAGCAGTATCAATTGCTTTTTCAAAAACTGCTTGTAGATTGTCGCTTGGTTCTACCATGTGATTCCTTATGTGATATGTTATTATATAGTATTTGTTTTACTAATGTCAATAGTTATAGCTTACTTATTTCGTCATTGATCTGTTTTAAACGAGCAATTAAACTTGGATCTTCGATGTGCGGAGTTTTAATTCTAACTACACTTACAAATCGGCCTCTGCGCCCATTGTGCGGATTTGTGAATCCTCCGCCCTCTGCGGCATATTCAGTACCAGCTTCAACTCCGGCACGAAGCTCGACCTCCATGTCTTTTCCGGAAATTGTTCTTATTCGTTTACGACATCCTACCATTGCTTCGATAGGATTGATATCGATGTTAGTATATAAGTCGTCTCCAATTCTTTGATAAATTGGATCAGGCATTACCACAACAGTAACATTTAAATTACCACGTGGATGCTGTGGAATACTATCATCGCCTAGTCCAGGGTAACGAATGGTTTCACCGTGGCCCACGCCTGCGGGAACATTGATAACAACTGTTTGCATTCTGCCACTAGGAAGCTGATAATTGGCTTCTAGTTGTTTTCCGTGAAATGAATCGACTAAACTAACGTGGCATTGAATGTTTAAGTCTCTATTCCTGCCGCTACGTCTACCACCAAAGATATCTCCAAAAGGACTTCCTGCGAATGGATTGTGCTGTCCAAACATATCTCCAAACGGATCTCCGGATGTAAATCTAACTTGAGGTCCACCGCCGTACATTCGTTGTTGATCGTATTCGGCTTTCTTTTGAGCATTACTTAATACATCGTATGCTACACTAATGTCTTTGAATTTGGCTTGATCGCCTCCTTTGTCAGGATGATGCTGATTGGCCAACCTTCTGTAGGCTTTTTTAATTTCGTCTGGGCCAGCGCCTTCGCCGACACCCAGTGTTTGATAATGATCAGTCATAAGAAAAGGTCCAATAATAATGTATAATACACTATTTAATTGGACCTGTCAAGAGTTAGATTATTTCTTTTTGGCAGGTTCTGGAACTTTATCGCCTTCTACTTTCTTGTGAACTTTGATTTTTTTACAATCTTCAGCTTGCTTACCAGTTTTCTTATCCATAACAGCTTTACCTGCTTTGTCTACTTTTGGTGTACAAACTTCTTTCATCTCACCACCAGCAAATACCGATGTTGATAATGTTAATACTAGTCCTGCTACAAATATAATATGTTTCATTTTAATTTCCTTTAAATTAGCGGTTGCGGTTCATCTGGAACCATTTTCTTACCACTAGCGGTTGTTGCTATTTGTGTTGTACCCCAACTTGGTGCTGGCGCAACTGGTATTGAAGGTGCGCTTCCAAACCCGCCTCCGCCAAAGCTACTTGGCGCTGATTGGCCAAACCCTGGTGCTGATGAATTATAACCACCGGATGAGCCGAAGCCTCCTGATTGTGGTTGGCCAAATGCTGGAGGCCCGCTCTGAAATCCTGTTCCTGGTGTTTGTATTCCGCCATTGTTTGCCCCGTTTAATTTTTCTTGAGTACGACCAAACGCCGCAATACCTAGAACAGCACCCATTGCAATATGGAACAGCCCGGCACCTTGTAGTGTTAACGGATTCCATTGTGTAAGACCTGTTCCTACAGTAGTCTGTAGTAGGCTCCATAAGATTGGAAATACAACCATGTCCATAGTGCAGACTAGCATATACATCCAGCCCATCATTGGACGCCACTTACTATTCATCCAATCTTCTTTTTTCTTTTCGCTTTCGCTTTTAACTTCTTCTGACATAGTTTTCGCTCCTATTTGTCTATTACTTTTTAGCAATCATAGTTTGAATTTTTTCCTGAATTGCCTTAGCCCAGAAAGGCTGCGGAAAGTTCCATCCTACAAATGCTCCTACTGCTACCCATAATAAAATATCTAACATAATGTTCTCCTTAGAACCAAAGGTATAAGCCGTTTAGGCTTAGTAGTACACCAATGCCGGCTACTACAAAACTACCCCAAAACATACCTACGCTAACTGCAAGAATACTTGCTGATAGAACAACAATAGCTAGTTGATATGCTGTACTTGCGTAGCCAATCCATGGACTAGACTTTTTAGCTTCTTCACGGACAGCTTCCATTTCTCTTGCTTTAACAGCAATTTCTTTCTTTTCAGCATCCATACGCTCTTTCTCAGCCATGAATTCTGCTTTGATTTTTGGATCACTTGTTGTCTTAGCCGCAATCTCATAGCTGACGCCACGGCCTGCTTTAGCTTGATATTGTGCCCAGGTATTGTTGGCACCTAGGGTATTGTTAAGCACTGTTGAACTTAACTTGCCGCCGTACCATGCGTTAACTGCTAACAGCAAAGCAAATACGCTAATAACCATACCTGCTTTGTCTTTTAATTTTGCTTCACGCTCTGACCGTGATCCAACCGGAGGCTTAGGTGCGTCCGGGTCCTTTGCTTGTTTAGTTACTAAATTTAATACTGAATCTATTAATGCCATCTCTCGCTCCTACTTAATATACTACTATTTAACTGATTCGAAGATTTTCTTCTGCTCCCGATACCATTCTTGCCATGCTTCTAATTTAGCCGCATTTTCATGGCAGCTACCGTAGTTTTCAACAACTCTGTCTAGGAGTTGACTGGCTTTAACTTCGCTGGGGGTTCCATCAGTTGCGGCGGCACGCTCGGCCACTTCATTACGACTGGCGCTGTCGTGCAAGCTGACAGTAGACTTAGGCAAGCTACAACTAGCATCCAACTGCTTACCCGCAACTTCTTTAATGATTTCTCTGTTGACATAAACGTTTTCCTTAATGACTTTAACTTTTGTAACTATTTTTGTTTCTATAATTGTGTTAACCTGCTGACTCTTTTCTTCAGCAATTTTAACTTTAGCTTCTAATTCAGCCACACGGGCTAGCCATGCCTGTTGAACATTATGGCCTCCAAACAAATATGCTCCTACCACTAACAACACAACTCCAACAAGCTCTGCTGGCAGTTTGTATTGTCCCATCATAGGAATCCACTTTACAAGTTTACTACCAATGTAAAGGCCAAAACCTGCTATTGTAAATATGTAATAAATCCAGACAAACAAGCTATCCGGGATAAGACTTAACATCCATCCAAGTTGGCTCATGTTATGCCTCTAGCACATGCATGGCATGGTTATAATGCTTGATACGATCGTCAAGGCCAATTGTACCGCCGTTAATACGTTTTGTCAACGTTAGCATATCCCCCGAATCTGCCCACTGATTTAAATTGTTTGCTTCCCAAAACCACGCGGCACTTTGTACACAACCTTCAAATGTTGTTAAATGTTCACTAGCTTCGTCTAAACTGATTTCTAAACTTTGTGCGTAACGTGTATAATTGTCTTTACCAGTTAACTGAATAAGACCTTTCCCGGCAAACTTCCATCCATCGCCAGTCTCTTCTGGCCCGTTACCCATACGTCCACCGTAAGCACGATTAGCAATACGCTCTGGTTGTTGTGCGTAAGCACGAGCAACTTCCATATTGGGGAAATATCTTGGCCAAACACGCATTAAACTTTCAGCTTTATAGTTTAAGTTTTCTTTAATTGCACGATAGTTACCAGACTCGTGTGCAGTTTGTGCTAGAAAAGCTGCAACACGCGGTACTGTATCGATATCATAGTCTGGCAAAATTTCGCATAATGCTTCGAACCAATGGCTTGCGTGTGGGTTCTTTCCTATACATTCTTCAAACTTAGCTTGTGTAAAATCAAATTTAAAATTGCTCATTATTTTCGCTCCAATGCTACGGCATAACCGTTTCTTTCAAATATAAATGTGTTATTAATTTTAGTGATATTATAGTTGCCAATGATTTTAGTTAAGAACATAACCTCTGCCATGTCTTTATTTTCCATCATTATAGGTCCACGTATACTTTCATACAATTCTGTTTTGTTACCACTATCGAGGATATTAAAAGTTACCCTGCCACTAAACGGTCTTTTAAAACTAATTGATTCGTCTACAACGTTTAATTCATCTGCGTAACTGTTACTAAAAAAGTTACTAAAATTATTCATACTATTGCGATCAGTTGCTTCTTCGTATGACTGTTTATCTAGAGGTACTGTGGCTTCTAAATTTTCTAATGTAGCTTCTTGACTTTTGAAACTTTTGAAATATCTAAATCTCATAGTTTCCAAATTGGCAAGTTTTTGAATTCCGTCTAATAATTCTCTAATTTGTTCAGGAGAGTAGCGTGTTCGTTCGAGCTCAACAAATACCTTATATGTACCATCGTCGGACTCTCCAGTACTAACGTCAGCATCGATAACAAAATCGTAACCCATTTCGATAAAATTTTCTAAATCTTTAGCAGGGTCTTCACCGTCTACTGTAAAACTTAGTACAATAACATCTGAATCATTGCCAATCTTACTTTTGAAGCTGTCAATTTCAAACACTTTTTTAATAAAGTGTCTTAAATCGTTAGGACGTAAACTTTCATTAATCATTATTGATCCTTATACTGCTGGCGCTGGAGCCGCACCAGCTGCCGGAGCCGCCGGAGGAGCTGCCGTAGCTGCACCCGCTGCACCCGCGCCTGCTGGTGCTTGTGGAACATTAGGACCTTGCGCCGGAGCAGTGTCTGCGGTTGCCTCATTCTTCATCTTGTCCATGTAACCTTTGTATATATCAAATGCTACTTTTTTAGGCATTTGAATTTCTACAATCCAAATAGGTTTATGATCTAGTTTACCTTTTTTAGTACCAGGACGAAAGTCGTCGGGCGTCTTAATTTTGCGAGGTTCGATTAGATGACTCTTTTCGTATTTGACCTTACAACCTAGTTCAACTAATCGTTTGGCCGCAATAGGATTGGGCATTTTGTTAGCAGGCCACATGAACCCAGCAGTGATCCAATGACGATCTACGTGCGGTCCAAACGCTAGTTCGCCGTCTTCCCAGTTTTCGTATACGTACATATCCATCTCGTCTAAGACCCGTTCAAAGTCTTTTAACACAGCCAAGCTAGTGTTATTTTCGTACAAGTCGTCAATGTTGCGGATAACGTCTAAAATATCATACATAATAGCCTTCCAGATTATTCTATACTTATTTAGCTGGGTTTAATCCATAACGTAACAGTTTATTATTTTGCGTATCGGTTAAATAATAGTGTAGGACCTCTGTAGTTATCGAGGCGGTCACTACAAGTCCTACTTTTTCCAACAAAGAGTAGGAGTATAACTTAGATGACAAAAAGAGTGAAAAAACGCTTTACATCAGACGTTAAGGTAATTGATTTTCAAGCATACCTGCCCCAAAAGAAGCAACGTGTCGTTATCAGCGCACGTAACGCTAATCAGAAGGCATATTTACAAAAACTCCAGGATGAAGAAACTAGTATTGTATTTGCTATCGGCCCAGCCGG